GCGGTGCGTACGACATACAGAAGCTGCGCATTATGATGGGCAACCGGATCGTAGGTAACTTCAAGGCAAAGCTGGGGCAAAGGCCCGGTATGAGCGAAGAGGAGCTAGAAGAGGCAGAGAAGACTATCCTCACTACGCTGCGTGCATCGTACAAGAAAATTACTGATGGCGTTACTACGTTGCCACGGCAGGCCAGCTTCAAGGGTGACGAAGTAATTAGTAGCTACACAGAGCTTGTGCTTGTAGATCAGTACCTGAGTCTGGAGCAACAGGAAGATAAGCAGTTCAGCCGCTTGAAGAACGTGCTGAAGGACTTCCCCATCTACAACGAGTTCCTCGAAAACATATACGGCGTTGGCCCTGCGATGGCCGGAGTCATTGTGTCGGAAATTAACATCCACGCAGCCGAGTACCCATCGAGCCTGTGGAAGTACGCAGGGTTAGATGTAGCCGGTGATGGTAAGGGCCGCTCACGTAAGAAGGAACACCTAGAGGAGTCTGAGTACACCAACAAGGACGGCGAGCTTGCCAAAAAGATGGGCATAACTTTCAACCCATTCCTGAAGACTAAACTGGTCGGAGTGCTGGGTTCATCGTTTATAAAGCAGAGTGCCGTCAAGTGCCCCTATCGCAAGATATACGATGACTACAAGCACCGACTGGAGAACATGCCCGCACATGCCGAAAAGAGTAAGGGGCATCGACACAACATGGCCGTTCGTTACGCAGTGAAGCGGTTCTTGGCCGACCTGTATGTCGCATGGCGTACCCTCGAAGGTCTGCCAGTCGCAACCGAATACAGCGTGGGTAAGCTGGGTATTGTCCATCGCGTAGCTGCGTGAGGATAGTATGAAGCGACCCAGCGACACGCCGGACCCGGAAGACAAAGTCCTGCTTGCGGGCAAGAGTCGTAACTACATCATTGGCTGGAACAGAGTTAAACATAGAGGAGACAAGCATGAACCTGAACGAATTGCTGAACCCGTGGGCCGCGCTGCGCCGGGCAAAGCTCGAAGTGGATACACTAAGAAGAGAGCAAACCCTGCTGGTTGAGGAGCTTAAGAAGGCACAGAAGAACGACAGCCGGGGCAAGGATGGTAAGTTTAAGAAGGGGGACAGCAAGTGAGCTGCAAGTGTGAAGAAGGCACGTGGGGTACAGAGAACAAGAACCCCATCTGCCGTAACCCAGTATACACCGAGGGCGTGCTGTGTCTGAACTGCGCGCATGACAAAGACTGCCACGAGGACACCCATGCCAAGAGTACTAACCCACAAGCAAATTGAAGCACGTAAGTTCTGGCGGTTGGCAGACAGTGCGAATGAAGAGCGGGAGACACTACGCCAGCGCCTCGCTGAAGAGGTTGCGGCGTGGGAAGCTGCTGGCAACAAAGCGACTGAAGTGCCTATAGGCCAGACCGCATATGCAGCCAACGGCAGTACGACTATGGCCAAGTATCGCGAGAACGGGCTGAAGAAAATCAAGAACCCAAGGAAAGAAAACTCGAATGAATAAGCCAAGCCAAGCGTGGTCCTACAGCAGCATCAAGACCTTCGAGCAGTGCCCGAAGAAGTACTACCACCTCAAGATCGCCAAGGACGTTAAGGACGAAGGAGGGGAAGCAAGCATCTACGGCAACTTGGTGCACAAAGCTGCTGAGGACTACGTGCGGGACGGCAAGCCAATACCACCAGAGTACAGCTACATGCAGCCCTTGCTTGACGCATTGCTGCGAATTCCCGGGGAGAAACACTGCGAGCTTAAACTGGGCGTAAGCTTGGAGGACAACAATTACTACCCAGCTGACTTCTACGCTCCGGGCGTGTGGTGGAGGGGCATTGCTGACTTACTTGTAGTCAGCACTTCTACCGCCTACTTAGTTGACTACAAGACTGGGAAGAACGCCAAGTACGCTGACCCCACGCAGCTCGACATGCTGGCCGGTGCGGTGTTCACACATATGCCATGGGTCACCAAGATCAAGTCGGGGCTGCTGTACGTGGTGAGCGGGGAGTTCATCAAGAAGGAGCACACGGCCAAGAACCGCACGTCCTACTTGGCTACCTTCGATGACGCGCTGGACCGCTTGGTAGTTGCAGAAAAGGTAGGAGTGTGGAATCCTGTGAGCGGACCATTGTGTAAGTTCTGCCCAGTGGTTTCATGTGCCCATAACCGCAAGAGGTGAACTATGCCATACGTAAACAAACCCAGACCGTACAAGAAAGAGTATGCCCAGCAAGTGGAGCGTGGTGAGCACGAGAACCGCATGGAGCGCCAACGTGCAAGGCGAGCGGTGGATAAGAAGGACACCGGCACCATTACGGAGAAGTCCCCGCGCCGCAACGGAAAAGATGTAAGTCACAACAAAGCCCTAGCTAAGGGTGGTAGTAACGCAGACGGCTACAAGCTGGAGTCACCAAGCAAGAACCGTGCTCGTAACGGGCACACCAAGAGCAAGAAGTAATGCAAATAATCGACAACAAAGCTCTGGTGCTGAAGACGCGCACGCCGCACAAAGTCACAGAGGTCATCAAGAAGTCCAAAGACCTTGGGGCGGAGGGAGGCATGCACGAGGTTGCGGTGCACTGGAGCCTTGAGGCTGTACACGCTCTCGTACGCATAGGAGTGAAGGACACCCCGCCGTCACCCATCCTGCGGGACTATCGGTGGACTGGTAAGCTGACGCCGTTCAAGCACCAACGCACCACAGCGTCGTTCCTTACCGTGCACAAGCGCGGATTCTGTTTCTCTGAAGCAGGTACAGGTAAAACTGCGTCCGTCATCTGGGCTGCAGACTACCTGCTTAACCTCGGTGTGATACGCCGAGTGCTGGTGGTGTGCCCACTATCTATCATGAAGGCAGCGTGGCAGAAGGACCTGTTTAAGTTCGCTATGCACCGTAGCTGCGCTGTTGCCCACGGGGACGCCAAGGCCCGAAAAAAAGTCATCGCGTCCAACGCCGAGTTTGTAGTCATCAACTTCGACGGCGTGGCTGTAGTGAAAGAAGAGTTGATGAAGGGTGGCTTTGACCTTGTGGTTATTGACGAGGCTACAAGCTACAAGAACCCGCAGACCAACCGCTGGAAGATCATGAAGGAGCTGTCAGGCGTAGTTGAGTGGCTATGGCTGCTGACCGGCACACCTGCTGCACAGTCCCCGCTGGACGCCTATGGACTTGCCAAACTGGTGTGCCCAGACCGGGCACCGAAGTACTACGGGCAGTACCGCGACATGGTGATGTACAAAGTCGGGCAGTTCATTTGGAAGCCTAAGCTCACTGCAGAAAAGACGGTGCACACGATGCTGCAGCCGGCAATCAGGTTTGAGAAGCGCGACTGCCTTGATCTACCCCCAGTAGTAATCGTGTCCCGCGATGCCCCGCTCACACCTCAGCAGCAGAAGTACTACAAAATGCTGAAGAAGCAGATGACGATGCAAGCCGCAGGTGAGTCCGTAACATCAGTCAACGCAGCAGTCAACTTGAACAAGCTGCTGCAGATATCGGGCGGTGCGGTGTATTCGGACACTGGTGAGGTGGTTGAGTTCGATGTAAGCAACAGACTGAACGTAGTGCTCGAAGTAATCGAGGAGGCCAGCCACAAGATATTGGTGTTTGTACCGTTCACGCACACTATAGAGCTGCTAAAAAACTTTCTGGTTGCCAACGGTATTACTTGTGAGGTTATATCTGGCGCCGTGTCGGCCAACAAACGCTCGGATATCTTCGACGCGTTCCAGACGCAACCAGACCCACGAGTGCTGATTATCCAGCCGCAAGCCGCTGCACACGGTGTGACTTTGACCGCTGCGGATACCGTGATCTGGTACGCGCCTGTAACAAGCGTAGAGACTTACCTGCAAGCCAACGCCCGCATCGACCGCCCGGGGCAGAAGCACAACATGACTGTGGTGAACATTACTGGTAGTGAAGTGGAGGAGAAACTGTACACCATGCTCCAAAGCAACATCACCAACCACATCAAAATTGTTGATCTGTACCGACAAGAGCTAGATAAATCTAGTTGACACTGTAAACATCCCGACTATACTTACGTTCCCCAACCTGAAAGGAGGAGCTATGGACTCTTTGCCCGCTGAAGAAACACAAACCGCAGACAAGCTCGTGTCTGCCTACATCAACATACGCAACGCTATTGCTGACAAGGAAGAAGAAATCAAGGTGCTGAAGGAGACGCAGGACAAGATGTCCGAAGCACTGCTTGCTCTGTGCACTGAGCAGAACATCGACAGTATCCGCACACCGTTTGGCACCGCATCACGCGGCATCCGCACCAACTACTGGACTAACGACTGGCACGAGATGCACGAATTCATCAAGGCGCACGATGCGTTGCACCTGTTGGAGAAGCGCCTGCACAACACGCACGTGAAAGAGTTTCTGGAAGAGAACCCGGGCAACGTACCACCCGGGCTGCAGTCCGACCGCAAGTATGTAATCACGGTACGCAAACCAACCAACAAGTGAGAAGCAAAAAATGAGCAACGACGTATCCATTTTTAACAACCGCAACGCAGTCGGTGTGCGCTCTGAGCAGCGCCTGACC